TCTGTTGTTGATCAGTGGATCATTGACAACGATTACATCGTTGAGGTTGAAGTTAAGCAAGTGCAGAAAAGAAAAGATGGCTTGGATCTACACCTGCCAAAAAAACATGAGCTGCTGATTAATGCAGCTTGCAAACTGCTTGATTGCACTCCAGAGGCATTTATCTTGGATGCTTCATTGACTAAAGCAAGAAGAATAATTGAGCATTACGACATAACTGCAAGCATGGAACTGGAATTATGTGATGTGAGCTTGTTCAGCAATGGAAAACTTCCCAGAACTACCAAGACTCGCAATACCAAATAGCTTTTCTGTACCTGCACCTCCACTGCAGTATCCTGGGGTTGAACTGTTGAAGTTCGACCCTATTTTTCTGCCGCAAAGGGTAACGCCGGGATCGATACAGGACTTGCTGGAGAAGAAGGCTCAAGAGGAACAGGAAGAGAATCTAGAGGAAGAGAATCCTCAAGAAGAGCAGAAGGATCAGAAAGAGCAGACAAAGCCTCAAGATAAGGCTGAAAATAAAGGAAAGTCGCCCCCACAGATACCGCCGACCCCAGAACTCCCCCCAATACAAACCACGCCAATCGTACTGCCATCTTTAATGGAAGATGAAGACGATAGTATTCCTGAACCAGAATTAGAGGGAGTTATTACTGTTCAAGTTTTAGGCGTGCCTATTCCGATGCCTGAACCAGAAATATTGGTGGCTGCAGGTGCTACTGCAACTGTGTCTGTAGCAGCAACTTTAGCGTCAACGAGTATATTAAAAAAAGTTATCAGTATCATGAAGCCGTTGATAAAAAAAATTATGACTCTGGTTCTGAAGAAGTTTGGGAAGAAGCCTCCGAAGTCTTGGGCTCGCGAGCGATTGGAACAACGTCAGAGCAGACGATTGAAAACGGGCTAGATGGATGGAACATAAACCCAGATTCAATTAATTGAGCACATTTTAATGCGCGAACTAAGGCAAAATCGAGTCTTTCTTTTTCAATTTTTTTAGCCGCTAGATCTTTACATAATCTGACCATTTCTCTGTCTAATGGCACACTGATTGTCGCCTGAATGCCGTAATTCTGACCACGAACATATTCAGGGAACGATTCGTTTCCTAAAAAGAAAGGCGTAACAGTAAAGGTCGGTGAGTTACAAAAATGACCAGGAGAATACCCTTGTTTAGAGTATCCGCCCTGGTTGATTTGCACCGCCTGGTTGACTGCCTGACCGCTTGAAACGGCCTGTGGCGCTGCAGTGGCGGAAACTCCACCGTCTAAAACGTTGTCGTCGTCGGCTTTGACTCCTGCGGGAATTAATAAAGTTACTGCGAGAAGACCGACAGCGAAGTTGTGACCGACGTTTGCTCGATTGTTCGAGTGATGTCTTCGGTCTCGATGACGCCTGCTGATCGTTCGACAATCTCGAGCTGAAAGTCGTCCCCTGCCGTATGAACAGAATACGTCGTTCCCGACGCTCCCACCGCTCCACTCGGAGTGATGTTCGTACCTGACCAGCTGTTGTAATCGCCGCCAAAGCGTTCGATTGCAATCGTCTCGTTTATCTCGGTCTCGGTGGTTGTCGTGCTCGTCATGCTTCCCTGGGTAAAGTTGGGATAAGCACTTTGAGCTGAGACTGCTGTCGGAGCAGCCAACGCCATCAAAAGGAGCCATCTCTTCATTTCTTTAGAGGGGGTGAGGAACTCTTTATAGGTTGCTCACTTGGCCTGTCAGGTTTCCTAGAGTTGTCAGCACGCTGGATTCCGTAGGCACTGAGACAGCCAGTAAAAATGGATGCCACGAATGTCGGATCGGCCTTAATAATGTTCAAATAACCTGCGGTAAGAATGGTTGCCGACCAGCCCAGGACAGACAAGTGAACGATTGCTGCGACACGGCCATTGCGCATGTCTTCCTTTTCTTCTGGATCCATGTCCGAATCGCAACATACATTACTCTTCCATTTGACAGGTCATAACTGCTGGATTATGATCAAAGGGCAATCAAGAGAGCAATCTCATGAACACGGAACAAAAACGCCAGAAGTTTCTGGAAATCATTGAAGCTGCTGGTTCATCCTTTATTGGGATCGAATTCGTAAAAAAGGATGGAGAGCACAGAACCGCAAGGTTCAATCCTAGGGACTTTAACGAGATCAAGGGTACAGGTAAACCTTGTTCAGATCCAAACGTATTTCGCTTCCGTGAAGTTCACAACAAAGAGGAGAAAAAAACTGTATGGCGCAGCTTCCACATTGATCGCCTGGTCAGTGTCACCTCTAAAGGTGAAGAGCTGGTGTTCTGATGACACTGCATGATCTTGGGTTAATGGTGCTGCTATTAGCACCAGCAATGTTTGTCTCGGTGCTTTTGTTATTTACCTTCGCTGCTGGAGGATAAAAAAAATGGGGGCGAAAGCCCCCTTTTTCATTCCTCGTCTTCGTAAGCCTTGCTGGCTGCCTCGATATACGATCGAAGCTTGGCTTCTGCCTGGTTGATAATCTCGTAACGATAATCATCAAAAGACTGACCGACGTGAGTGAATTGCGACACCTTGAATTCAGGCATGCGCACAGTCATCTCGACTTCAATAATGTCGCCATTGCGATTCTTATCTACAGAAATAGTCATGAAGAAAAAAATTTACTTCATTCTAACAATCTGGATGCCAATCAGCTACTTGACATGCATCGCGAAGCTCAACAGGCATAGTTGGATAGGCAACAGTCGTTTCTGTCATGTGCATCGCCATAGCAAATAATGCACCAGCAACAAAAAAGGTGAAAAATTCACGAGTGCGATTCAAAGTACTCCTCCAGAGTCTTGGGTTGATAACGTTCGCAATAGGGCTCTGCAGGCCTTCTCAACATGCCAACCCATGTATATGGGTCTGTCTTAGTGGGTTCTATGAACCTTGAGCATACTTTCGCCACAGGGCAGCCACTGTCAATGCAGTAGCAAATTTCACGGACCATTTTTTGGGTAGACCCTCTCGATGCCTATTCATAATAGTCCTGATAATTGCTGCGGTCAACAGCTCACCATTTGACGCGATTAGCCCAGTATGCCGCCGACATCTTGCCTTTGGCGATGTTTTTAGCGTGACGTGCCTTGAAGCTCTTTCGACGTGCCTTCTCAGATGCGCTTGATGGATTCTTGCCTGCGCCACTTACACCTTGCTGGCCAAAACGAATCGTTTTTACCTTGTCGCCCTGCTTTGCAACAACAACGTGGGATTTTTTGGGATGCGAAGGCGTCCTTTTGGGCTTGTTATAACCACTAACACCAGCGCGAGTAAGGCGAGGATCCTTTTTGGCCATTTATTTCTTGCGCTTTTTCGCGGTCTTAGCAGCCTGCTTGAATGCCTTGGCAGTAGGTGCTCCCTTGCTGCCTGGTTTACGCATGCGCTCATCGCTACCAGCTTTGATACGTTTACGTTTTGCGTGAATGTTTGCGTATAAACCTCTTTTCGCTGCCATAACTAACCCACAAGTTAGCCTAGGTTACCTGACATGTGGTGTCATATCTTCAAACAAAAAAGTATCAGCAACTGCGTCAATACTGACCATGTTCGAGTAATCCTTGTTGAAAGCTACTTTTTGTTCACCACTGCCGACGTAGCACATCTCATAGTCGTGCTCAATAAAAACACGCACTTTTTCTGGGATGACACGGGCATCACCAAGGGCTGCTAGTAAGCCATTCAGGCGTTCACGGGTCAAGCCACTAGGATTGCCGTCATTGTCGTAGAAACCGCCGGAAAGCACATAGACCTTGTCTAAATACCCTGTTTCCATGCGAGTGATGCGCATGATCGGATTGTCGAGGAGCGACACCGTCAGACTGAGATCTTCGTCGACACGGATCTCTGTATTTAGATGCGACCACCGATCAGGTTTTGGATTAGTAGTACTGACGTACTGCAAGACATGCTCGACTGCACGTTGAGTCAACATGCGGTTGCTGCGCTTTTTAAGCATGGATACTTCCATTCATAGCTGAACCAAGCTACATGCCGACGGGCAAGATGTCAACCCCCTACCATCTTGTTGATGTATTCACGGGAATCGTTGATATCCTTTTCGGGAATCTCGTAAGTAAAAAACTTATAGCTGCACTTTGGACATTCGCGGAAACGCTTTACCGTTTGGCGCATACCATATGAACCCTTCAGGTTAGAAACATTACCGCAACGTGGACAATCCATAAGAAAAAAAATGGAATGCGAGTGGGGAGACTTGAACTCCCACGACCTTAATGGTCAACAGATTTTAAGTCTGGTGTGTCTACCGATTCCACCACACTCGCTAGGTGCTCCCTGAGAGGATCGAACTCTCCTTAACCGAATTATGAGTTCGGAGCATTCACCAGATTGCTAAAGGAGCACTAAGGATAGTGTAACGGTTGGGGCCAAAAATTCCTCAAACCTGGCGGATGAACTGGTGTCAAACTTGAACCTCTTTTTTTGTTATACCATCGACAGTACATACCTGATTTTGCAGGTATAAAGCAGACTCCAAAAACACCAGGAGCAAGCCTTTCACCTTTGCTTTGAGTCCAAATTATCTTTGACCCGAAAGTCCTACGAGTTGCAATCTTAACATCGATTTTAAAAAGTTGATCCTTAACAGATAAGACAGCATCTGCTGGTCCTACGCAGCTTACATTTCCAAAGACTTCAGCGCCTAGTGATAATGCAATGTCACGAACTTGACCTTCAGTCCAATCGCCAAGTCTACTGGAGGACGATTCTAATAATTTGTAAGTGGACGGATGATATTGGAGATCTGCAGGTAATGTTTTTTCAAACTCAGGGTCTAAACGCACCTCATCTTCGTTATCGTGTCCTGAGGCTTCCAATCCCAGTGAAATTATCTTTTCAGGTTCTGTAAACAGAGAGAGCTGCTGTCGCAAAACCAGAAAAAAGTCTTTTTCAGTTTAACGCAAATTTGAGCAGGGTAATACTTAACGCCGTCATCCAATAACCAGTGCCAAGTGTCACTGAAACAGCCCATGCCGCCAGCAAGATGCTGCCAAAGTACCAAAGACTGAACAAAAAGATCAGGAAGAGCGCTGCAATCGAGCCGTTACTTTCCTGAGTGTTCTCAACAAGTTCCCAGAAGTTATCTGTACTTTGTTCCATGCGATTATAACCGGCTTCATAACCTTCCTATAGTGTAATGCAAACACTGCACTGCCGACAGGTATCACTTTTTCTTCCTCCCTTTTTTAGCCTTGAAGACGCGCTTTGCCTCTTCGATTCTTTTCTTTTCTGCAACTTTTTCCATCGTTCGTTCTACTGCCTCATCTCGCCCAGGACTTTCCAATCCCTTCTCTGCCAGCACACGAGTCCAGAAACTACGCTCAAATGTACCGCCGGTCATGATGGCAATTTCGGAAACGGTTTGCCTGCGGGGACTTTGCTGTACCACCATCTGCGGCTTGGCATATCGAGACGTTCTTGATAGATAGTCAAAACTTGAGACCATTCGTTTCCGTGCAAATCTCGTGCCACCACAGAATAGCTTGGGCATCTAGATGACGCAAGGTCTGGGACAAATCTTTTGCCGATTCGGTTCCATGATGGCTGCTTGCCGCGCCACTGTCTATTGCATGACGGCCAAGGCAAATCTGTCCGGTCATATAACTGGCAACAAGGCCCAACCACTTGGTACGTAAAGGATCCGCCTGGACTACGCAGAAACTTCCCTGACTTGTAGGGGTGCATCAAACGTTATTTTGGTCCTTAGAAATTTCACGCAGCGAGATAAGGTTATCGCCGTCGTACATCAACACTTCCGTCAAGCAGTGCTCGATCTCCTTGGTGAAGGTCACCAAGTCCATAATGTCGTCAAATTGCATTTCTTGTATTGTTTGCCCTTCTTCGCAGAAGTCATTCGCATGGTCAGGTAAAAATTCAAAACGAGCAATAACCATGTGGACCTCCTGTTACATTAGTCTACTGTTGTCTTGCTGCTGCAGCCTGTGCAGATTCTGGAGTTTCTACATCAATAGGCTCCCCAGATTCTCCTGATTCAGGTGTCTGGCTCTCCGTACTGGAAGCTACGGCTTCCTGCCTAGCCAGTTCATCACCAATCTCTTGATCGACTAATTCTTGGTGATCAAGTTCAGTACGTTCGATCTCTTCTTCCACACGCAGATCAGGATCAAGAATGCCGCCACGTTGTAACTCGTCAAGCACAGTACGCTTAGACAACAGACCTTGGCTGTACAGGTTGACCAGCTGTGCAATTTCAGAGGCGTCCAGCGGACGGCTAATTAGCGAATCGTTGATTGCAATCCCAGACTCGGAAGTGAGCTGATTAAATTCACCGCTATAAGCTGCCCACAGACGCATGACGACATTAAATGCGCTGGTCTTGTTACGGGTCAGTGCCGAGACTTGAGATGCAACCTGCGAAGCACGAAGTGCTGCCTCTGTTGCGGTCTTGATGTTTGCGCCGTATAGGAAGTTGAGACTGCTGCGATCCATGAGCAGCTCAAGATGTTGAATCTCTGCCTGATGACGTTCGAGACTGCGACCTGATGGCTCTGCAAATTCAAACTTGCCACCCTCTGCATCGAGATCGACTGCAGTGTTAGGACCAAGGACAAGAGGAACAGGCTTGCCGTCAGGACCAATCTTTGCGCCAGTGCGAACCGGTACAGGCATTGCACACTTATGCAAAAGTTCCTGCAAATCAGAACGCATCTGGAAGTGTTGGATCGACAGCTCTGCTAATGCATTCAGCGGCATATCACCGCTAGCAAAGTGCGGATCAGTTGCGCCGTACCAGACAATCGGTACTACAGGGATCGATGTGACGACTTCACGTTCTTTGATCTGCACCCACTCACGACCCTTCTTTTCCAGTCGATAAGTTTCGACTAGGTTAGGTCGTAACACATGATAAACAGCATCAAGAACAACACCAAAACTGCCAGGAACAGATCGCTGACGGAACTGACGAATTGTTGCATGTCCAACTTTTTCTTTACCGTCAGTGTAATCAATTGACCAGTTGATCACATTAGCGCGATCAATCATGATCAAATAAGGACGGCGACCTGCGTTCTGTTCGTCTAAAAAGTTTTGCTCACCATTCTCTTGTGTCATGTCGACCATGACATAGACACCGCCATCCCTTAGGGCTTTTTCGTCGCAGCGATTCCAAAAACTTTGGATATTTTCGCCCTGAAGGTCGACATCTTGATCTGAGGCAACCAACGATTGTGGGGCGTCGACCAACTGGAAACGATTAAGAAGGCCAGCGTATGCACGAATACTGTCGCGATATATCGGAGCGTAGGTAGACCGCGTTAAGCGTGACTCATATGCGGAGCGAGGTTCAGCTGGCTCCTGAGGCAAATATTTTTCCTTGACGCTTTTAAGATTGCCCGTACTGTCGGCAAAAGTGGTGTCTAATTGACACCAGCAATGGTTTGCCATCTCCAATGCCGGCAACTGCCGAAGCAGCTCTGGGCGGTGATACGAAACAAGAGACGGATCGTTTGTCGGATGCGGTACGCCCAGCATTGCTATCTCAGCGAAGTTTTAGCCTTCTCGGCAGAATAATGATTGCCGCATCTCGCGACTGGGTTAGTCTTCCTTACCCTTTGCTCTCAACTGCGCCAGTGTCGTTCATGTAACGTCCAGTGACGCTATATGGGCGAAGAGGAACATCATCAAGCTTGCCAAAGCGAAGCTGCCCAATAAGCATTCCAGGGCGCAGGAGAACCGAATGGCGTTGCCTGACGTTCTGCAACTCCAAGGTAATTTGACCGCAAAATCCGGGGTCTATATAGCCGGCGAGAAGATGGTTAATACCCTCGCGACCACGACTGCTTTTCAGCTGAAAGTTAGCCTCGATGTTGTTAGGGATGCGCACATATTCCTTGGTGTGGGCAAGGATAAAGGCACCTGGGAACAGCTCAAAGCTATCGCCATCTTTGATGTACTCAGTTACCCATTCCTGCCTGCCATCGACAGGACCGCAAACGCGGCCCTCTCGTTTAATGACATTACCAAGGCGAACATCGATTGACGCCGGCTGGACTAGGTCAGGGTCAAAGGGCTCGACGAGCCCCATTTCCCGGCAGAGATTACGGATCTGGTGATCAACAAGGCTGCTCATAATCAGATCTCCTGTCCAACTTGGTCTGCATCTTTCTCAGCTTCAGAGAGGCACTTGTCGCTGTCGCAACCAGATGCACCTTTCAGCTCATAATCTGCAGAATCATATTGGGCAAGAACTTCCAGGAAATCAACCTGATCCTTCTTGAAAATCACAGGCAACGCATCGCGATATGACTCAGAAATCATCGAGTGGCGATCGTAAGTTTCCTTGTCGATCGGCTCAAAGGGCAGTCGTGGGAACGTTTCGTTTGCATCGAATCGTGCCAACAGTGCCGCCGAGATGTAGCCAGTGCCTTGACCCATTGACTCATGGATCAACTTAGCCAGGGGTTCAATTTCCTTCTCGCGGAACTCAAGCGTTGCAGAGGTGTTGTGCTCGGTGTAATGGTTTTGCACCTGCATGTACAAACCCCACTGTGCTTCAATTGGCAGAAGGCTCAGGTCGTACTCGTCGCAACCGGGAAGGTTTGCCCAAGACACTTCAGTTGGAATTTCAACCAACACTTCTTGAACACGAGGATCAAGAATGTCATCGAGCAGATTACCTTCTTCGTCCTTAGCGGACTGTGCAGGAATGACGTTATAACCCCAGTCACGAAGTGCTGAGACCAGTGGATCAGACTTGCCGAAGGTGATACGACGAATAAAACGCTGAGCCTTGGGAGGATGCCAACCAGAAGACGCGCCGGTAAGCAGAGATTTAGTCCCTGCTGGTTGCACTGTAGTCATCCGATTAGGCACGCGCAGATCGTGCTTTTTGCAGTAGTTGGTGACAGTCAGACGAACAATATCTGCCCAACGCTGCAGGTAACGACGCTCACGCTTGACGAAAGACCTGCCGGCCTTGTTATTAGGACGACCGTTCATCATCCACCCAAGCCATTCGCTCCCGAAAGCATGTACGAAGAAATCAAACAAACCAGTAAAGCTGACACCAACGATTGGATCAATCTCACGGCTATACCGATAACGCTCGATATAGAATTCATGGTGCAGCAACGCAGCTACTTGCAATGCGCCGGCAGTGAAGGCATCATCCTGAGCTTTTTGATCATTAGGATCAATCGTGTTCAGGTGGATTTCAGCCAGGTTGCAGTGGAAATCTTGACCGATGATTTCACCGCAAGGATTGAGTCCATAGCGACCCATACGATGATTCAATTCATCGCGAGTCATAACCACGCCTGCCTTTAGACCCAGACCTTCAAGATAATCAGCAGCAGATGCTTGCTCACTAATGTAGAGCTTGATAAACGTGCCCTTGCGTTCTTCGTTGCTTAGGAGGTCTGCATTGGCGCGAGCAATTGCTTCAGGCACAAACTGAATTGCACCTTCACCGCTGTAGAACTGCTGACGGATTGAATCCTCAACATCCTTATAAGAAGGCAAGGTGTGGAAGCAACGTGTGTGATTGGCCATCCGCAGTGCTTCTTTCGCGGGGTCAACTTTCCAGTTGCCATCCTCGTCCTGGGTATAAAGACCCAGCTTGCAGTTTGCCGCCTCATCATCTTCAGATCTGAACTGACGCATGCCGGCAGAGCGACGAATATTGCCAGCAACGACACAAGCAGAGGCTTCATCGATGAGTAGGCAGCACTCAACAGAATTCATCTTCCTGCCGAAAGCACCGTTGAGAATCCCGACGACACGGCGGAACATGTCTTCGAGCTTGATCGGATTTGCTGTGCCACCAAAACCTTGCAGGCGCTCTCCTGCAGGACGGACATTGCCGAGGTCAATGATGATGTTCACTTCATCAGAGAGATGCGGCTCAGTAGCAATCTCAATAAGAGCGCGGTAAGCCTCTACCCACCCTTCCCTAGAGTCGCCGACATAAAGAACAGTATTGCCAGCTTCCAGGCTGACAATCTCGGTTTCCTGTAACCGGTCTGGAGGCAGAACATCACCAGCAGGTTCAATAGCAACCACATTGATCTTGGTGCAGATTTCTGGCAACTCCTGAATCAGGTGGTCTTCAAGGATTGCACCAGTTCCAGAACCCATCATGGCAAGCTCCATGATGTGACGGAATGCATCAGTATCGATGATATTAGTAGAAGTACAGTTGTACCAACCGCTGAAATTTTTCTGTTGGCGTCCCCATTCTGTACCTGCAACCCAAAAAGCTCGGCCAGAGGGGAAACAATGCTGCTTAAGTGCTTGGCTCTTTACTAAATCTTTCTCGGCAGAATTAAACTTGCCAACTGTTGCAATCTCGTCAACACATCGCGTCATCGCTTCAGCAAACGACTCGCGAGTACCGTCTTGCTTACGACGAGAATAGGTCCGATAAAATACTGCTTCTGCGCTTGGTGCGGTGGGCTTGAACTCCGGCATTTCACCTTGTTTCGGTGAAAGTAGTCTACCGCCGAAATCGATTTGTCAACTAGTCCTCATACAATTTGCATTCGTCTGCCCAAGGAGTTTCACCGCAGTACGTTTCCCAGTACAAGTCACGCTGCGACTTCGATGGCCCATCGGTTTTTTCCACCTTGTCTTCAGGTGTTTCCTGCAAATCTTTAACAATCATTTCCGCTCCGATTTAGGAAACCGTTGAGACCAGGAACAACATGACACGACTCTTCCAAGGTTGGCTTGCTAGAAACTTCTAGCAAAGTTGCAGCCATAAACAACTTTTTGGTATCAGCTGCACTGGTAAGCAGCTCACGCTTGATAGCGATCCAAAAACCGAGCTTCTTTTTGTGGTGACTGAAGAGAAGTGCAGCGACTTCCGCAAACTTTCCTTCTTCCATTAGAAGGTAAATAAGTTCCGCCGCTTTGATCTCTTCCATTAGCGTCCTTGTCCTCTATATGGTTTCCGAGAAGGCGACCGCTTAGTTCTTCCTTGGTTGTTATTGGTACGCACAGTGCGACCGTTGCCGATACGGGTTCTCTTGGGAGGATGCCCTTCAAAGCTAGACTTTTTGCCGAACATTACTGGCTTTTAGATGATATTGACAATGTATCAAGCAGCTACAGGCGCGACAGCACCCTTCATCATAACTTCTTCAATGTGTGCAATTGATAACTCGTCATCATCAACACAGATCGTAGGACTAGCTAACGAGCGTAAAGAGTTCATATAAACACTTTCGGCTATGCAAAGTATTGCCAGTACAGATTGACGGCAAAATTCTGGTCCGATGAACTGCTCTAGTTCTTGCAGTCGCCTCCAAAGCCATTTTGTTTCTGGCAGATGCAGCTGATCCATCATTGGCGACAAAATCCAACGGTATTCAGGCTTGTGGATGTAAAGCCTGAGCATGCGCTTTTCTACTAGTTTGCGCGTGTAATCATGTTCTGGCCGCCGCCAGAGCTTAAGCTGCACCTTGCTCGACTTGAAGTCGTGAAACCCTTTGGCTATCTGGGCTGCTACGTCTTGTTTGTTTTGCGCAAGCCGCAAAGATGCCTTGTCATAGTAATGGGAACGCAATGCCGGGCTTGCGATCTGCGAAAACAAATCTTTGATCTGCTTTTCTACTTCCTGGATCTTCAACTCATCCTTGAAGTCGAGGGAATTCAGCCACTGATCAAGAATCCAGTCGAGCCATGTGACTGCCTCATCGACAACAGTCTGTATGCTGTTGCCTTGCTGAATGAAATCATCTGGATCCATGCCGTCAGGCAATTTGGCAATGCGCACATCCAATTCACCAGCCAAGGTGTGACCCTTAACTGAATCCAGGAATTTGCTAATAGCCTTTAATCCGCCTTGATCTGCGTCCATGCAGAGCACAAACCGTTTGGTCTTACGCATTAATCTTTTGAGCACAGTCTCCGACGGTGATGCAGTGCCCTGAAGTGCTACGACATTTTTAACGCCTGCTTGCCACAGACTTACAACGTCAAGATGGCCCTCTACAAACACACATTCATCTTTTTGCCTGATAGCCTCTGCTGCACGGTATTCGTTGAAAACAATTTCATTCTTGACAAAGATCAAATTGTTCTCTGTGTTCTTGTATTTTGGTTTTACATCCTGCTTAATTGTTCTTGCCGTGAAGCCAACATGCTTGCCCAGGTGGTCACTGATAGGCACGGTGATTCGTGAGCCATAAGCGTCATAACCAATACCAAAATCTCTAGATGTCTGCGGCTCAATGTTGCGCGACTGCAGGAAAGCAATCGCCTCAGGGGTCTTCCTTAAATCTGTCCTGAACTTAACCTGTTGCTTTTCAACTTTGGCGTAAGCAGATTCTCGTTCCTTCTTATACTTCGCTACAGCCGTCGGGTCTTCGTTTGTCTTTTCGACCGGAATCCCATGAGCACTTGCGATGCGTTCGCATGCATCTACAAAGCTGATTCCGTACTTCTGTTGTATATAACCAATCGCGTCATCATGATGCTGACAAACGTGGCAGAATACAAAACCTTTGTCGTCATTGATAGTTAGCGACGGGTTAGTATCTGAGTGCCACAGACACCTAGTAACAAATTCACGCCCAACTTTTTTTAGGCTACAACCGTCTGCCGCCAGCACCTCAGACACACTAAGTGCCTTGATTTTTTGAATGGTGCCAGGAGCAATGCCCACGCAAAATCAGCGAACCATTTGAATGTAGAGAGGCTTAGCAATCGTGCAACGGAAGTGTTTGTTACTTCAGGGTTTCCTAACGATTGTCTATCGTTCTGTATCAGTAAGTAAAAATGCCTGGACAGCTTCTACTGGTAGATTATTGGTCTTGCTTGAGAAGTAATCCTGGATAGCCTTGCGCTGCTTTGCATTTAGGCAATTCCAACACTGTTCAGCACGCGACAAAAAATGCTCACGAAAATCTAATTCTGCTGGTTCAAGACTGTCCGTTGGCTTTGCTTGATCGTTTATTTCTAACGGCGGACCTGAACAAACACTTTTTATTTCCTGCCATTCAGAGATTTCGATCTCAAGCTCTTTAGCGATCTCTAGGTCTGTAGCGCCCTTATACATTAACTTTCTTCCTTTAATCCACTTTTCACGCATCTTGTGCGTTAATCGCATGGCATAAGTCTTATCCCGTATCCAATGCAACAGTTCTCCTCTAATCGTCGGCACAGCGAGGCTGCTGAACTTGAACCCCGACGTTGGATCGTACCGATATGCCGCCTTGCACAATCCCTCCAGCGCTGCACCTTCCAGCGTGTTGTAGTCAATATCAGTAGTACGTTGTAGCTTCCAGGCTTCACGCCTAGCCAAGTTGATGTTATCTGCGGCGAGTTTTTGCTGCTCTTCGCTTAACTTAAACTCTTTAGCTTTTCTCGCCACGTTAACATTATCATACAGTATATTCTATCACCAGATATCTAAATGCCTCACACCTTCCAATGGTCGATCACCTCTACCCCAGGTAACTTCTGTGATTTGTGGTGCAACACGCTGTAAAGAGTAATTGACAGCCATAGTTAAAGCGTCAACTTGGTCATCATTTTTAGAAGCGGGGAACAGGGAAAATTCGCTCACAAAATTATCTAGCCAAGGCGAACTGATAGGTAGATATACGTTGCCTGCCTCAACGACTGGCACGATACCTGCAGCACGAGCTTCCTTACTACGTTCTGGCTTAAAACCGATCAGTCCAGGCACTTTTTTCTTCGCCATCTGGTAGACCGCATAGCCACTAGCTGCTAGCTCAATCACAGTTCCGTCTAGCTGATGCCTCTTATGCATCCTGGCGATCATATTCATCGTGCCAATGACATCTGTCTTCTCGCGGAAAAGATCCAGCACATAAAATGCTGGTCCTGCCTGGCCTACCACAAGTCCAACAACATAATCACTAGTGGAAGCATCAGTAAAAGTACAGTCAATCGAAAGTAAGACCCGATCGAAATCGGGGATAATTGTGTCGTGCGCATAGTATTGCCACCATGTTGGGTCGAACATGTTGCCGCCAACAGGCGCTGGTCTTTGTTGGTAGAGAGATGCGAACTCTCTTGTACCAATCGCTTCCCTAATGCGCTCGTAGTCTTCTTCGTCGTAACGCTGCGGACAAAGCGCCTGACCTTCTTCAGTGCGCCAATCAGCAATCGTCTCGCAATGCTCAGGCAGTTTCGGGCGACTACCTTCATCTTCAAACAATGCCGGGAGGTCAACAATAGTCCAGTTTTCGCGGCCTTTTTCAGAGACATTTTCTTCGCTTTCGAGGAGCTGGCCGATCATGTCATTCTCAGACCATCGAGTTTGAATGACTACGATTGCACCTACTTCGGGTTCCAAACGTGTGTACAGGGTTGATGCGTACCAGTCCCAAAGCTTGTCCATAAGCCTGGCACTCTCAGCATCTTCGCGGTTTTTAACAGGGTCATCGATGATAAGCAGGTGACCTGAACGACCAGTGATTGCGCCTCCTACACCTGCCGCCCATAAGCCACCTCCACCTTGTGTTCCCCAGGCGTTTACAGCTTGCTGCGATGGATCTAGTTGACCGCCGCCATCACGATAAAAGTCCCGTGCTTTACGCGAAAAACCCTGACTAAGTTCTGCGGAGTATGAAGACAGGCCAACATATCGATCTGGGTGTGCGATTAAATATGCCGCCGGCAGAAGTACAGAACTCAGCAAACTTTTACCACTTCGAGGTGGCACCTGGAGGATTAGTCGATTGCAATCGCCGTCAATAACACGCTGCAGCTGCTTGATTAGCGTTGCGTGAAACTGGTAAAACTTGTAGTTAGGATAAACCTGCTTGATAAATTTATGCAGCAGTACACGTTCGCCCTTTTCCCTGGTCTGCAGCTTCTTTTCTCGAAGCTTTTTAAGCATTGCCTGCCCTTGCGCAGATCGACGCAGATAATCTTTACCTAGTTTCTGTGCCATTATTCGAGCATATCCATCTTCATCAATCCCTTCTCGATTGCTTCTAGCCAATCATCATGCGTCCAATGGTTAATCTCTGCGCAGCGTGGGTCATTTTCATCCCATTCAAGAATGTAAACGCCATCTTGTTCTTTGACAAGAACTATAGGAAGATCGTCATTCATCAATGATAATTTCATCATCGTCAGTTAAATCTTCTACCTCTACCCTTTCTAGCTCCTGTTCTACTAATTGCAGCATATCTTCCACACCAAGTGCGGATGCCCATGCCTGACGAGATTGTTCTGTGATGTTTGCAGTAGCTCGTAACAGTCCTGAAACCAATGCCAGAGGAACTTCTTCACCACTGTTCTGTGCATCCTTGACACGTTTAGTCAGCACACCGAGAAGATCTTCTGAGATCTCCATCATCATTCGAGCTTGACGTTCAGACGCGTCTCTGAACTCAACAATTGACTTTTTGTGGTGCTGTTCGCGGATCTTCTCTGCATCCTGCCAGGTCAGAGCAACCTGTTCCTTATCCCACTGAGCAGCTCTTTTTTCCCACTTGTACTTCTTCGCCCAGTTTTTAATTGTCTGGGGGTCAACCTTGGCAAAATCAGCCACGGCATCGTAAGCACGTTGCCCACCCATATGAAGGAAATGTTGAAACGCAGCATATTGCGCTGCTGATTCGTGCTTCCCATAGCGTGGCTTTACTTCATAGCCACGCCGAAAATCATATTGATGGATGGCCACCCAGACAACAAAAATGTCGCGCTAGGATACCGAGTTAGGTAAAGGCAGCCTCGTAAACATCTGGCATCTCGTAAGCAAAGATGCCGAGAATGCTTTCAGCAATTTGACGGTGTTCAACCTGCGTTTCTTTGCTTGCACGAATTTGCAGGTAATGAATCCATGAACGGATTGTGCCATTCATGTAGATCCTAGTTCGCGTGTTCATAGGCAAAATCGCCCTCGCTGTCTCTTTTGCCACGCCAGAGCTAACCATTTCCTGATACAAATGCTCTGTATCTTCAAACAGCTCGCCGATGCGACGGTAGAAATGACCAACGTCTTCGTGATCAAAGTCGTTAAAACTGTTTTGACGATTCTTACGATCTTGGCGGCGGAGCTGAGGAATTACAGCACTACCTAAAGCCCCAACATCCATATAACGTTGTGAAAATTCTTGATATGAGAAGCTCCTATGTCGTATTATTTGAGCTGAAATTGCCCTTGTAGTGTTGATTTCGATGCACATATTGCACATCTCAAATGGAGACCAATGCTTGTGCTTAATTAGATACCTAAGAAGCCTCGGAGCAGTCTCTCGATTGTTTTGGTTTCCAGGGTTAGAAACACGGGCAATTTGAGCTATCAGCTGCTCAGCATCCTCAGTAATCCATACGAGCTTGCAATCAGAAGAGTGGGACGAAGTCATCAGTGGTTTTGGCTTGGGTAGGCTGATCATCGGTGCATGGTTTGAACCATCGCGGGTATTCTAATAGCTTCAACGTTGGTTGTTTAGTAGGCCACTCGTCTTTTTCGAGACACTCTTTGAGAATACTAAGTGCCTTAAGATTTCTAGCCCTTGCTTGTTGGAGCATGAACTTTGGCACCTCAAAAAAGTCCATTGTGAACGGTGCTGTGCGTTCAATTGCAACAAAAATAAACCTTGCAGGCTTCTGATAGACCAGCTCAGCAGCATGTGAATACCACGCCGCTTGAAAGTCATAGCCAAGATCTACGAACTTGGATTGGAACTTAGCCGTCGAGATTGAGTCAGTGGTCTTTAGGTCTAGTACCAGGACTTCATTTTCCATCGGAATGACACGGTCAAGCCTCGCCTTACAGGGGATATCATTCTCTGTCCAATAGATGGACACCTCATTGAACTTGCGGTAGTCCTGCTGCTCAGGGTTGAACCACTCCAGGCTTTGCAGTGCTTGCGCCATGCCATTGACGCTATCCCACTGTCGATCTCGACCGTCATTGGTCAGGATCGTCTTTTTACTGTTGGCTTCTCGCCATTCCTTGCCTTCTTTAGTGGTGAACTTAATCCCTGGCGGTCTTTGGCAAAACTGTGCGTCGAAAGTTTCTTGTCCTTCTAAGGCAAGACAATGCACGGCAGTGCCCATAATCATTGCCGGCGAAGGTATAAGACGATGCTTTGCTGCACTTTGATAGTGCGCAGGGCTTTTTAATATCGTCTTGAGATGTGACTGACTTTGACCTTCTGCTTTTCTATAAACAGGGTCTGCCTGGCAGTAGACAACTTCTGCGTCAGAAGACATACTTTAGGCACTACGTATAATCTATCAACTAAAGGTCATAGATACGAATTTTCCAACAGCTTTCTTTTTGCGGGCGTTTGTAGTAGGCAATCGACGCTTTTTGAATGATCGAAGCCCTGTCATCAACCCATAAAATCTTGTTAGCAGTGTCAAACAGAGCACCCATGTAATTGTCGACATCGCCTCTAGCGGTGCCATAACAATCAATCTCAACACCAATAGGATGATCAAGAGGTTCTCTGTCCCATGATTGACGTAACAACGCAGCACATTCTTTACGCCAGTCCTGGTAAGGTTTTGGCATATAGACACCACGCTGCGTAACTCGTGGTCGTGCCTTCGACATTAACTTCAAAGGCAAGATAATTTCGGGGTAGTGCATCAGTCTGCAGTGCCACCGAAGTAATGCTCATAAGGATCGTAGTCGTAGTTATCGACTGCGAACTTGACAATCTCGTCGTAGTTCAGCTTGTCACCGCCTTGAAGGATGACTTTGTATAGAACCAAATAACCAATTAAGTCGTTGACAACATCTTCGTCATCAGCAGCTAAGCCGATGCCATGCATTATCCGACTTAACTTGTCGTCAATCCTGACAAGAATCTGTTCCTCAGCACTAGCACGACTAAAGATCCGAACAGGATCAAGTGCGCTGTTGCCATACTTGGCGTTTTTTTCTAGAAGCAGATTCTTGATCTCATCACAAATAGTCGAGATCTTAAGCTGGACGGATGCATCTCGCGTCATACAGATTCATTGGAACTTGATCATGTACAAATTGTACTGAACATCCGACAGAAGAGCTTGTTAAAACTTTTGCTTTTGCCCATGAATTGTTTCGGCGGACAAGAACAATTTCATTGTGATCAAAAACTGGCATGGGATATGGTGACTTGTTCATCCATGCGTAATCTTCTTTCTGCGCCTGCTGCGCAATAAACTCTGCAAACTTAGGCATTGGCTTTGTTAGTACGGACGATTTCGTCGCGAGACATCTCAAGTAACAGGTGTTGAGGCAGTTGACCACCCAA